GGCCTCCACAGCGCTCTCCCAGCGCTGTCTACCACAAAGCGGCGCAATGTCGCTTGTAGGAGGGACATAATCCCATTGCGGGGTTATGCCCTGCTTCGTGTGGTACCGTATACCGCTTTGCCTAAGCGATATACGGCAGTCACGGATGCTGCCATGAAGAAACGCTAACAGCAATCCTTCAGGATTGTAGAAGCGTCGCTTCAGCTGCTTTGGTACACGAATTTCACCGTCCTTGATGGTGAGCCTCTTGGGGTTACTGAGACGTTTGCTGTAAATAACAGCTCCGTTACAGTCCCTACCAAGAGAATCTCGAACCATCTCGAAAGGCACTCGTATACCAGCATCGTGGTTTTCTGCAGGTGGTATGGGTAACCACCGAACAGAATCCACTAGCCGTCTGATCGTCTTAGGCAGGGTAATCCCTACTTTAGCTGACCAGACGTTCAGCGCGTTGATAGCAACATAACGCGATTCCGGTGTATCGAGACGTTTTATATAAACGCCTCGGACGTCATGACCACGAAAGTAGTCACGACCACAGGACTCGCGGAAGACGCCTTCAACGAAGGACTTGTCGCTGTTAACCCGAAAGCCGAGGAGATCAAGGAGGCGAGTCACACGAAGTGCGACCCGTTTATGACATATGATGTCATCTCCAAAGACTCCCCAATACCCCAAGAGCTGATTAGGCTCAAGGAGGGCCGGACGGGTCATGTATGGTCGAACCGGCTTAAAGCCGAACGACTTAATACACGCGACAACGACACACGAGAACACGAGGGTTTCCAATGGAAACGTAAAACCGTTACCCATTGTACTAACCATGTGTAACTCGAGCTGCTCGCCTGAAAGGTTCCCAAAAGGGGAACGAAGCAGTCGCAAGAGCCTCATAAAAGGCTCCGGCAGTGCCCATTCAAGCATGGGTAAACCCAGTGAGTCAGAAGCATCGCTTAGATCTAGCGTAGCTAGTTCATCAGTCACGCTTCCGAAACGGGCAGCTTCCATATTGATCTGCGGCTGGGAAGTAATATCGAGTCCAAAGAAGGACACGAGTCTTTCCTCCAACAGGCGGCCGAGCCCAAGCTGATAAAACATATTCAGCGAGGGCTCAATGGCAATCAATCTGGACGTACTGTCATCTTTCGGCACGAAGCTGAACCTACTGCCTGGAACTAACGTCGGTTCACCGTAGAGCCTAGCGCGGTTGGATTCCGCGGCGGCCCAAAGGTGCTTTTGATCGTTAGTGACCGCGTTATTATATGCGGCTATTAGTGACTCAGAAGTACATGCAAGCGGGCTGTCGAAGAACTTCGTATAGAAGTCTTCTCCACGCGCGCCCACAGCCACTCCAGGTCCACAGCGTCCGCGATCGAAAAGATCGTTTATGCTGAAGACAAGAGCGTGGCCAGCGGGGTAGAGGAACCGATACAGCAAGTTTTTGAACTCACCGTAGAGCTCCTCGTCCAAGCTAGTATTTGGATGATAAGTCCAGGTTCTACAGCGATCATTAGACCGCAGGAACTTCTCTGAAGCTACGGCGTCTCCCGAAGCGGTCGTTCCACTCGAAGCACGAAGCTTCTTATAGAACGACTTGGCTAAGGAAATGGCCGCGACCTCTTTAGGACTCAGATCCACACACCATCCAATTCCGGGTTTCCACCCGGCAGGAAGGTGCGATCCGAGATCACTGATCAGGTCGGAAAAGAGCAGATCTGACATGGTCATGGT